CAGTCAACTCGCCGTCATGGTACTGCATGATGCCGTCATAGCCTTGCGCCTGTGCGCGGTTCTGAACCTGCTTGCCAATGTAGCCCTTGTCCTCATACGCCTTCTCAACCATGCGAAGGGCTTTGTCTTCATCCATCCCTAGCTTGGTCAGCGCCTCAACCATCGGGTCGCCGTGCGTCCCCTCAATGATCAGCGGGTTCTTTATCTGGGCGTAGACGGGAAGCATATTGCCGCCCTCTTGGCCGGGGAGGACGTTGCCCGCCTGCCGGTTGCGCAAGAACTGCTGCCCCGTGTCAGCTTGGTAATCGCTGCGCAGCATCGCGGCAATCGCCTCATCGTTGGGCGAGCCGCTGTAGCCGCTTGCGTTGGCCGTGCTAGGCGTCAGGTACGTCCCAGATCCCAGCGCACCATCCTTGCTAGGCTTGAGGCGGCGGATGGCCTCAGTGCCCTTCCCGCCCTCAGTAGCGGTCGTGCCGTGATACAAGCGCATCGGCGCTTTGCTAGGCTCAAGGAATTTCTGGAGGTTGGCTTCGCGTTCTAACGCAGGCAAGCTGCTGTCAGCCATTATTCGCTTACCAATGTTTATTGCGCCCTTGACAATCTTGCCACCCTTGGCGTACTCAAAGTCGTCAATGTTTGCGTACTTTGGGTTCTTGCCTAGAACAAGTGGGCCAATCTGGATTATCTCCTCCGCATTGGTAATCGGTTGCATTGTGGCGCGGTCGTAAAAGTAGGAATGACGCTCAGGATCCATTCCAATCTGCCTCCACTCTGGGTGGTTCAGATACTCTTGCGCTTTTGCAATTGCCTCTTCTTCAGTTACAGGATTCCACTCGCCTTTAATTCTGGCGTAGGGAGCCTTTGCGCCACCAAGCGCAATGCGTTTTGACTCAGCTTGGCTAATGCTAAGGTCAGCGTTCTTTACGTTGGCAACGGGGCCATACGCAACTTTCTTTGCTTTCTCGTTGTGGATGGAGTTTACCCAAACACCTTTGCCTGTGTAGGCGGGGATGTCAAGGCGCAAGCCAACCTTAGAGCCGGGTTCGTATTCAGACTGCTTTCCGTACCGCTCCTTGGCGGCGTCACCACGCAAAGCGTCAACCGCCTCGTCTCTTGATGCGGGCTTTGGAACAAAATTATAAGGTGTAACAGGCTTGTACAGATTGACGATGTCGTTGTACTGCGCCTTAGTAATCTCGCCACGGGTCAGCTTTTCAATAGCGTCCGTTAATTCAGGGACGCGCTTGGTTACGTCCTTGTAACTCATACTCAGTCGATCAACTTTGGGAGCCTCTTCGCCACTTGCCAGCAACCTCTTGCCAACTTGGGCGATGCCTTTAACAATCCCACCGCCAGCCATGTGCTGATCAATCATGTCATTCAGGCGGTTGTCGAAGTGGTGTTGGTCAATCAGCTTGCCTACCCTAGCATCGAAGTCATCGGCAGATCCGCCTTCTTCGCTGGCCTCTACGGCTCCGCCATCCTTCTGTCCCGCCTTCTGCATATTGGTCAACAACTCGTTGGTCAACTGCACAGTGGGGTCGTTCTTCGTGTAGTCCATCATCGTTATGGGCCTGTTCTTGCCCTGCTTGGCCAAGTCAAGCAACTTCTGCGCCTCCCAGTCGCTGTACACATCCCTGATAGGCACGGGCAAATAATTTACGCCCAAATCTTCGCCAGTCAAAATCTTGCGGTAGTCGCTGTGAAGGTCAGGGCGGTCAACGACATTACCCTCCAGTCTGAACAACCTGTTGCCCAAGTCGAGCGTGCCAGCGTTTGCCATGTTCGGGTCAAGGTTCTTGGTGAGCAAACCCTCCACAGGAACCGTGCGGCCCTTTTCTCCGCCCACGCCGCGACCCGCAAAGATGTCAGCCATCAAGGCGCGTTGGGAATAGGTCTTGACTTGCTGTCGGAAGTTACGCGCACCCAAGTCAATGCCGTCAGGGAATATCAAACGCCCGTTGTTGTCCGTCATGGTACTGGCGCGGGCGCTCAACTTCTGGATTTGTTCGTCGGACAAATTCTTGCGCTGGGCGGAAAATATGTCAGCAAACTCACCAAACATGGTGGAGTTGGACTTGTGTTGTTCAAGGCTACCGACAGACGGCGTCCAAATAACATCGGCTCCTTCTGGCACCTGCGCCTTGTTGCGGTTCAAGATGAGCACGGCCATCTTCTGGTCGGTTACGCCTGCCGCCGCCTTTGCATTGGCGTAGTTTGGGTCTACCAACTGGATGCTTGAAAAGCCGGGGCCACCAAACTTGCCCTTTGATAAGTCAACTTTCATGCGGTCATAAAAGATTGGCTTGAGGTATGCGCCTTCATGCTTTCCGTAAGCCTCCGACGCCTTGATTGGCGGGTTTGCAATTTCTTGCGCCAATCGTTTAGCCTCCATTGCCTCGTCCGCAGAACGGATGGCGTTACGCACCTTGCTCAACGCACCCGTTGCTACATTGAGACCAGCTTTTATTATGCCCATGATTACGCCGTGTAAGGGTTCTCCCGCTTCGGGCGGGTGTATTCGTAGTCCTCGTCATCATCATAACGAGGCTCTGGATTGATGTCGAGAAAGCCCATGTCCTTCAGTAACCGAATCGCTTGCGTTGCGCTATCCACATAGTCGTCGTGCGTCGAGTCAGGGAACGCGCAGATCTGCGACAGGAAGCCCTCGCACCAGTCCTTGACGAAGCCCTTCCTGACACTGCTCTCCGGAAGCCACACCCGCTTGGTCGCGAAGATCGACGCCGTGATCTGGAGCCGCTGCATCTTGTCCGCGTGGCCGGGGTTGTATCCCCGCACAGGCAGGTGGGCCGCACGCAGTTCCTGAATCAGGGAGATCCCCGCCGCCTTGTCCTCGACCAGTATCAGGTCAGGGCGCTTGGCGTCCTTGCCCTCGCCATACGACACCTTCCACTCCTCCAGCACCTTGGGCTTGAGTTTGGGGAAGGACAGATGCTCAGCCCAGCAGTCGATGAGCAGCACGCTCATAGGCCCGTCCAGAGGCTTGTACGCGCCCCATGTCGTCATGGCCGTCGGGTCGTTGTACTCCTTGTCGCTGAAGGCGCAGTCGTAGGACTGGACGATGAAGTCGAAACGCGGGAAGGGCTTGTCTGCTGGCCACAACTGGAACATCTCGCGGCTCACCACCTTGCCGTCCTCCAGATCGACCAGTTGACCCATCACCTCCTGCTCGTACAGCTTCGACCCCTTGTACTGCTCCAACTGCCGCTTGAAGGTAGGCGCAAGGTTTGCAGCATTGTCGTGCGTGGTGGCGCGGTCGATCACCACATCGTCGCCCTCCCGCCCGACGAGGTCGAGGATCAGGTCTTTCGGTCTCGGCGTCGTAGTGACAATGACCCTCGGTTGCTTGCCTAGCCGCAGGCCCATCATCATCATGTCCCACGCCTCTCCGGGGCCAAGGTACTGGAAAACCGCGAGTTCGTCGGCCCAGCACCAGTGGAACTGCGGCCCCCGCAGCCGCTCGTAGGCGTCGGCGCTGATCCCCCGGATGATGGATCCGTTGCTCAGCCTGATCTGGTGGTCTTGCTTGTTGTAGTCCACGACCAGATCCTTGGGGATGCAGGCCAGCAGGCCAGACTGCCCCTCAAAGCAGGTGTGCTTGATGTCGTTGGACGTCGGGGCCAGTACCAGTCCCCGCGTCTCCGGGTGCGTCCAGCACCACCACCACAACGCCTCAGCGGCGCTGCGGGTCTTGCCCGCTCCCCGGCCTGCCAGCATCATCCAGATCAGGTAGTCCTGCTCAAGCGGCGGCGGGACTTGATAACGGTGGGCGGTCGCCAACCATTTGGTGTGCGCCAGTATCGCAAGGCGCGAGTGCAAGGGCTGGCTGTCGAACGCCTTTGCCATCTCCGCATCAAGGAACTGGCCTAAACCACTAGATGTAGTGTCAGTGTCGGTTAAAACCCGTGTTTTGGGAGACTTGCCACTACCGGTAGTGGTTTCAGCCAACACGCTTGGTCATTTCCATGTTGCGGATGAGGTCGAAAAGCGCTTCAGACCTTGCATCCGCCGTCAGGATTGGTGCCGCCCCGTCCACCCCGTGCAGGCCAACCCTGTCCCCGTACTTGCTGGGATGGAACTTGGCCAGCAGCTTCAGACGGGTCTCTACCTGCAAGCGGCGGGCGTTGACGTCGTCAGAACGCACCACAGAGCGCACCAGCGCCCCTGTAGCGGGGTTCTCAGCCTCAGTCACCCTCTCAGTCAACGTCTGCGTGTCCGCGATGTACAGGCATTCCTCAGCGATGGCGTCATAGCCAATATCGCGGGCGCGTGCGATGGATGCGGAAAGAGCGTCGTCGCGCCCCATCCAATCGTAAACCGTCC